TTAAAGCGAGGCTGATGATTATGAGAGATTATATCGAAGACATTTTAGATGGTGAGTTACCTAAATTAGAAGAAGCTAAATATTCATGTAACGTTTATACTATAGCAATAGAGTCTGATGATGAATCAATCAACCTTGAACTTGTTAAAGTAGATGATTATAATGAAGTAGTAGATCTTTATAACTCACTAATCGATGACCTTATTGAACGAGGTCAAACTAACAACTATTCTCATACTCTTGATCGTATGAATAAAAGATTTTTCAAAATTTAATGAGAAAAATCTATATGCTTTATTTTTTTCTTATTTACCCATTTTAACATAAGATTAAAGTCATATATGATACTATAAGGAGGTACTTTAAATGATCCTTAAGGATTTAATTACAGACGTTTTAGACGTTGCTGATAATTCTGAAATTGGTAAATTTATTTCCAAGAAGAATCCATCCATCAAGTCTATTACTCGAGCAAATAAAGATTTGACTATGACATTCCCTGTCATGGTTTCTAATACTGTAGACCCAGTGTCTGCACAATTAGTAGCTAGAGCTTTGGAACGTAAATTCGTTACATTAACTCAAATGCTATTATCTGCTATTTCCATTACATCTTCTAAAGATGCTATTGATCATCTTAAAAACGTTCACTCTAATCTAGATTTATCTAGCTTATTTGACGTTGATGATTATCTTGCAATTAGCCAAGAAGCTACAGCTAATCATATCTTTGATGCAGATGAAATTAAAGCTGTATATGAAGCATTTAGACAAGAACGTTTACATGCTAAACCAATCAATCATCTATGTGAATCATTAATGGATGATATGATGGCTCGTATGCGTCAAGATCCAAAATTTAATGCAAACGTTGCTGATGCAAGATTTAATAATCTTAGTGATGACGATAAAGCTAGAGCAGTAAATCTTTTGAATACAGATACGGCTACTCGAAATAGAGATTTAACTCGTCAAAATAGAAGTCTAACTCAACAGCTTAATGATATTGAGCGCAATGAAGGTAGAATGAGAAGAAATTTCGCAAGAACTCAATCTCAATCTAATAGACGTATTAATGATTTACGCCAAAGTAATGATAATCTTCAAGCACGCTTAGATGATATCCGTAATAATACTAGAGCTGGTTTAACCAAATTAGCTAAAGATCAAGACTATAAGAAAGCTAATGAATTGCAACCTACATTGTTACAAATTCAATTCATTAGTACTAATGATAATAATGATCCTATCACTGTAGATGCATATGTTGGTATTAAGACTAAAATCTACTGTGTAGATTCCGCTGATATCGCTAATCATATCGTATCTAAACGTAGCTACAATTTCAGCTTATATAACTTAATCAAAGCTACAAGTGGTGAAATCGAATTCTGGAGAGACTTCGTATTTGCTATTAAGAAAGCTAAGATTGATGCTGTATCTAATACACATCGTGGTTCTTCTTCCAAACTTTGGAAAGTATTAGAACGTCGTGCATTGGCATCTAAAATCAATCGTTTCATGTCTGCACGTAATGATGCAACAGCTATTACTACTTTGATGATGTCTGCTTATGATGTAGAAATGCTTCGTAAGATGGAAGACATCGATATCTCTGATTCTCGTGTAGCTCGTAAGTTAATGGATGACTATAACTTAGTTGGTATCGTTATCGTTGATGACTCCACTGAGTCTGCTAAAATCATCTTTGATACAGGTGATGATGAGTATGAACCATACACATTCAAAACTTTGAAACGTGATGATAAAATGGACTATAAACAAATGATTCAATTACTAGCTGGAGGTAAATAGTAATGCAAAAGTATGTATTAAAAGAATTCGTTGAAGCCAGCAAGTTAATGGATCTTACTGACAAAGAAACCTATATCACTGTCGGTGTAGTTAATGAAGCTGAACAACGTGAAGTCTTATTAGGCGTAACTAATAAACTTTATGAAAAGATTGAAGCTAAAGTAACTGATGTTGACTTTGGTACAATTCCTCAATCTAAAGGTGATTTCCTTAAGATTGATAATATTGATATGGTAACTGAAGCTATTAGTGATATGAAGAAAATCTATCAAGAATACAAACAACCTCTTACTTATATCAATATCTTAACTGATGCAATCAATAACTTGGTTGAGTTGAAAAATGAATTCCAACGTTGTTATGCATCTAATACTAGCTTAGGTATTGTATTATACAATACAACAGCTATGTCTGTAATTAGTGGTGTATCTTTACTTATTGCTTCCACTATCGATTTTATCGTAGATCCTAAAACAAAATCTATCGAAGTATCTGTAGACCGTGTAGGCGTATCTAGAAGTAAAGAACTTCTTCAATTACAAACTCTAGCTGAATTCAATAACCTTTGTAAAGGTAACAAACTTAAAAAGGTATTAAATGACCTAATTAAAGTAAGTGCTAAGAACTTAGCTGGTACATCTGTATTAGCAGTTATTGGTGTAAGTATTGGTCTTATCTTTACTATCGTTCCGATCATGCGTGAATTGATCTATTACTTCTACTATTGTAGAGCAAGTGTAGCTGAGTACTTTGAAACTCAAATTGCAATGTTGTCTTTAAATGCTGCACGATTAGAGACAGCTGGTGACCCTAAAACAGCAAACGAACAACGTAAATATGTAGATCGTTTCCGTAAGATTGCTGACTATCTCGCAGTTGATGCAAAAGAAGCTTCCAATAAAGCTGAAGCAAATGTAAAACAAGACGAAAAAGAAAAATATAAAATCGACGATGTAACTGAAAGTCTTCCAGACTCCGCTGCATCTTCTTTATTCTAATGAAAGGAGCATAGAAAAGATGCATTTTTCTAGAAAACAAATTAGAGAGTCTAATACCTTGAAGATGGTAAAACAAGCTGAAAAGGCTACTCTTGAAAAACAATTAAACGAGTCTAAGACTATCATTCCTGAAGTTGATCGTATTGCTATGAATGAAAGCTCATTGGCTCGATCTAAACGTTCTTTAAATCTTCGTATGGCTGCTAAAGCTATGATTAAAGAACACTTCTTAACTGAAGCTGTTAAATATATTTATAATGAATGTATGATTCCTGATCTTCAAAAGGAATCTACTAATATCATTCGTGATACAGTAATCCGTGGATTCATTAAAGAGAACGGTGTTGAATCTATCATTCGTACTTTCAATACTAAATCTTTATTCTTAGCTGACATTGCTAAAGCAGTCAAAGAAGCTACAGATGATGTAGTTAAAGCTAATGAAGATAAACTTAAGAATCCTGATACTAAAGTAGATGATATCACTGTAGATCCTGAATATCAAGATTCCTTCATTGATAAAATGGGTCAACAAAAAGAAGAAATCGAAGATGTTGGTGCTATGGTACAATCTCACGTTGCTAATAACGTAGAAGACTTCATTGCTTCTAATGTTGAAGATAAACAACAAATCAAAGAGATCCTTGATGAAGTAAAAGAAAAAGTAGCTAATATTAAAGCTGCAAATGCTGACGTAGCAGAGGACATCAAGGAGTCCATGATTATCGGCGCTAAGCGAAAAATCTATAACGTAAAGAGTGCTAAGAAGAGCATTCTAGAAGCTATGGTTAAACACTTAGCTAAACGTGTAATCTCTGAAAACCATACTGAATTCTTGACTGAATCTAAAACTATCAATACTGATAAGATTGTAGAAACAGCAGAATGTATGTTGACTATGCTAGTACTCTCTGAAGCACTAGGATTCAAATTGAATGAACAAGAAGTTCGTGCAATGTACAAATAAAAAATAAAAAAATAATAGTTCCCCATCTGGTTAAACCAGATGGGGATCATTCTTTTAGTTTTTTATTATTAATCATAAACCTCCTTTCTATTGTTGATGAAGATGAACACCATCATCTAGATGGACTCCTAGCACATCTTCATCTGACCACAATTGACCTGCATCATAAGATAAATCTAATTCTTCGTATAACATATTTTTCACCTCATAATTAATACTAACACACTAAATGATATACTAAGATTATTCTTCCTCTGTTTCCTCCTCTTCTAACTTATCCATTACTGCTACGAGTACAGCTACTGCTGCATCTATTTCTAATTGTGTAGGCATATTGCCACCTCCTAACTAAATAACTATATCATATATTCACCTTAATAATATACAGTTATAGAATGCTAGAATTACAAAAAAATAAATACCCCATAGGACTCGCGATCCTATGGGGTATTGTGACGTATTATTAGATTGGTTTAAGGAACTTATGCGTCTTAGATTAGACTTATTAAAGTGTTGTCTCCAATACGATAAACAGTATGGAAAAGTTCAATGTTATCCATTAAGAATTTATACTGTTGTGCAGTTAAGGTCTCTAAGATAGCATCCTTATCAGAGGTGTATTGTGTGCGTATGCTAGATAAGAATACTTCATCATTACTAAGATTACCTTTTTGCCAAGCATATCTTCCTTCTTCACAGAAGGCAAATCCTGGGAATGCTTTAACATAGTTAGCATCCCAATAGGATGCATTTAACATTTTTCTTTTGATATCATAAAATGTATCAAGCTGTTTATGATTGTAAGACATTGTGATCACCTAAATAAGATCTTCAGGATCATAGAAATCCTGAGTATCTTCCTTTTCTTCCTTCTCAGTTACAGGGATGTCAAGTTCGACACCACGTTTTTCCATGATTTCCTTAATTTTTTGATTATCGCCATATCCTTTTTCTAATAGGATATGAGTCAAATCATGTGGACCTTGCTCCGTTAGGAAAGAGAAACCTTTATTAGGTTGCATAGTCCCATCGGATTGAACTACCCACTTACGTAGTTCAATTTTATAAGCTCTGTCATTCCAGCTCATTTCAGAAATCTTTAGAATAGAGTTACCTCTTTCATCAAAGACCTCATCAATACCATCTGGGTTAATATTAAATTTGAATTCCATAGATCCTCCAAAAAATAATAATAGACTGGGGAGATTAATCCCCAGTCATATTAGAATCAATTATTTTTGTGGACGGAATAAACCATCAGATACAACTTGACGGCTTACATATTTCTTAAGCAAGCGTTTAGTTACATCAGGATGTAATTGTTTGATTTCAAGAAGACGACCAGAATAGCTATTAGTATTTACTGGAGCACCAGGAATTACTACATAGTCATATTGGTTACCATAGATGAAACCAAGGATAGATTCAATTGTAGCACCATATACTACCAAGTTGCTGTTGCCAGAACCATCAGAAGCATATGCATAAGTTACACATTGAGTACGGAATTTGTCATGGTTTTCATTGTCTTTACCGAAGTCAATGATTGTATCTTTCAAGATATCAATTGCTTCATTAGTAAGACGGAAGCCCATAACTGTTTCAGATACAGTACCGTTTTTAACTAATTGACGGATATTAGAAGTACCATTGAATTTAGCAACCATTTCAAGTTCTTTAGTTGCTGCATTTTGACCAATGCTATCTAAACCGATTTGTTCAATAGCTTTCAAACGAGTATCGTGTTCATTATCAGAACCATTGAATGCAAATACTAATGCAATACCGATTTGTGGGCTGTTAGTGAATACCATATCACGGCAACCTACATAGTCTGCAAAGATGTTACCAAGACGATTTGTGAGAAGTTCACATAATTCACTTGTAGCGATTGTTTTTGTTTTGTAATCGCTTTCAAATGTTTCAGGGGTAACTTTAAGTTCAATGCGTTTAGAATTACCTTTATCGTTACCTTCTTTATCTCGACGAGTTTCACGAGAAGCACGTTGAAGTACTTCGCCTAAAGATTGGAATCCATTGTCGACTTGTGGAATTCCATTGATCAATTGATTTGACATAGCTATGTCCTCCTTTAAAATATAAAAGAAATTATTCTACTGTTAGGATCATAGTAAATATTAATCACCTAACTTCACCATTATAATATATCAATATATCTAAGTTTAGAAGACATGTAATCCAGGAAGGTCATCCATGCCTACATATTTAACTATAAAGGTTCGGTCATTCTTATCTTGAATAAAGAAGAAATTACCTCTAGCTTTATATAGCAAGATATCATGATAATATTCAACGATGTTATAATCTACTATACGATCTTGTACTATAGCTTCAAGAGCAAATAAGTCACCAGGTCGTAATTGAGCACCGTCTTTTACTTCAAATAATACATTGATTACTCTGAAGTTATAATGGAACCAGTACATAAATAGAATATTTTGTAATGCTATCTTGATAGCTTGATCAGTATCATCATATTCTAATCCACGACTGTCACAGATGGAAATAAGAGTATCATAAACACGAGAGTCTAACTTAACAAATGATACAATATTTTTGAGTGGATCATTTAGATATAAGTCTACACTGAAAGCATAGTCTTTGCTTGCAATGTCATACATCATTAGATCATAAGCTCTCTTATATTGTCTCATAGAACTGTCGTTATCAAACTCACCTTTACATACATATTTACCAAACTTCTTCTTAGGGTCTGGATTATCAATATTAATCCGACTAGCAAAGTATGGATAGTTGTTTGCTTCATATGGGCAATAGATATTGATACATAATTCCTTTTCCCCATTCTTTAGAGTACATACTTCGAAAAACATCTTACAATGTATCTCTAATGGTATATACTCATCATTATTGAATTTATCAATTAATAACTTATCTCCTATTACAGGAGTAACCTTATAGAAGTCTTTGTCTTTTCTAGATACTATTCTATATAGTTCAGTAATCTGACCGAATTTATCTTTCTTACAAAGCTTCTGTCCGACATTATACATTTTTATATTCACCTCCTTAATCATAGATATAATATATGAGCGAATAGTATTATAAGAGTCCTACTTATCTAGTAAGTAGGACTCATTATATTATAATACTTGCATAGCTATCTTAGCATATCTACCAGCATGTTTTAGTGTGGGTGCTGTAATAACAAAGGAGTCATCACAGAATTCACTACGTTGATAATAGTTAGAGAAGTTGAATTGTTTATCTCCCTTAAGTACTACTTTGAGATACTTATGGAAGTCATTCAATACTCTAGCTCTAATTTTAACTAGCTCTTTATCTTTCTTAGTACGATCTTGTTTAGTAAGATCTTCTGTAATCTTAAGATTTAGATAATACATCTTAGCTAGTTCATATTTCATTGCTTCAATATTCTTAGCTCTATCATACTCCATAAGTAATCTATGAGATTCCATATATATAGCTTGATAGTTTTTATTCTTTAAGAAGTTCTTAACGAATAAGTTTCCTTTATTATCAAATTCAAAACCAATACCCTTTTCTTGTAATAACTTAGTAGTTATACTTCTATGATATAAAGTATTAGCTCGGTTATGAGCTCTATTCATATTGATAGGATTGAATTCCATATAAGGATTCCAACCAAATTCTAATAAAGCTTGTTTATATTCATTAGATTGAGTTCTAGCATACTCTAGACTTAGATATCTTACATTAGACATCCAGTCTAGTATAACTTTCTTATCATAAGATTTACCTTCATAGATATTCTTATAATCTTTCAACCACTGATCAGCTTTAGATTTCCATTTAGATGGCATATCACCAAATGTACTATTACGTTTGAATACCTCTATTTCATGTGGAATATAGAATGGTGTAGTATTTGGTAAATTTCTAATAGGCTGTACATCTTCCATAGCAGATTCTACCATTGGTAAATAATAGAAATCATCAAATCCCTTATTAGTAAATACACTCTTTAGGAAGTTATACATAGTTTCATTATTACAACCAAATGCTTCCATCATTCTCATATCAGAGATACGAATTAGAGATATATCCATAGATTGAAGATTATTCCATTGAGCATCTAACTCTTCTTCACTATCACAAGGTAAGATAACAAAGATACCAGAATTCAAAGACCAAGCTTGGAGATATTCAATCTCACGTTTCTTACCACGCAGTTCAATACCATAATCTCTAGCTCTATCTAAGTCGGATAATTGTAATCCAGATTCACTTAATGCTAAATCATCATAAGGAATTTCAGAATTAAGATATTTAGATCTCAATTCTTTGAATCGTTCTACATTAGATTTACCATATATCTCAATAGACTTATCATCACTATGACGTTTCATATCAGCAGTAAGACTATTATAATCATTCCAGTCATCCATTAATTGCTCTTCTGATTCATACTTATCGTCAAGTACTTTATACATCCCAGAGTCATTAACTTCTTTAACTTTCTTATTATTAGTACTTTGAGTATCATCATCTTGAGTTAGAGCATCTTTAGCTTTAACAAAAGCTGGTGCTTCAATCTCTAGAATAGTATCATAAGATTTGGTTCTTATACCAGATTCTAAATCAATAGCAAAGTATCCATTATGATCTTCCATGATCATAGTACCTTCAGGGAATTCTTTTAGCTTAGACTTAGCTGTATTAACTTCTAGAATATCACATAGAGGCATAGCTGTATTGTATAACTCCGACTCAATGGAATAGATCATATTCATTAGAGTTAACTTATTCTCTCTATCTAAGTCAGCTTCGATAAAGTCATCATCATACTCTAATTGGTCTTTAGATAGCATTACTTTACCAGTAATCTCTTCATATAGGTTGATAGCATTCTCCCAAGTAACTCTATCTCGTTTATGTCTATAAGACTTATAGAATTTGTCTTGTAAGAATGGCTCTTTATCTACAATCTCAGTTTCTTCATTATCAGATTTAACTCTAAGTTTAGTTGACTTCTTATCATCAACTACACCAAAGCCATCTTTTTCTCCACTGAAAGAATGTCTATGTGGAGTATATTGGACTAGCATATTACCATCCATTGTGCCAACAATACCACCTACAGCTCCGACACCCATATGCTCTCTTGCAGCATATTCTTTTAAGTCAGATAGACGTCTAATGATATCATATTCTTGAGGAACTTTCTTAGCAGCATAAGTCTTGTATATAGATATTGCCATAGTACCAAAATACATAGTAGCATAACCAACTAAATTATGATATTGCTCTACTAAGTAAGAGTATAATGATCTATCTAAGATAAAGATAGTTTTATTTTCTCCTCCACGAGCAAAGAAGAAATATCTAATCATCTTAACTATTTCAGCATATACTTCATCAATAGTCATATTTAGATTTAGATCTTCAGTATTAGCATTAGGGAATATATCTTTACGATCTACGTTAGGATATACATTAGTAAAATACTGATCAACCATTTTCTCTGTAATATCATCTGCGTCTATATTATCTACAAATGTATTATAGAATAGATAGTTAAGTATATTATTTAGATCAATATACTTAATATTGTCAGGATACGATTCAGGTAATACGCTTTTAATGCGTGCAATATTAGATGCATCTACTGCAAAGATATATTTACCTTTATCTGTATCCTCTTCAAATTCTTCCATATTAGATAAAATAAATCCACCGTCATCATATACCGCAGATTCATTGATTCTAATAATCTTATTATCAGTATTAGGCTCATTAATCTCTTGATCTTTGAGTAATGCTAATACTTCCATAAGTTGGACAAACTTATTATCTACTAATCTTAGATAGTTATATTCACCAAGCTTAATAAGCTCAGCTTCTTTACTAACTTGCTTAGCACGATATTCATCCATTTGACGATTATTAGGATTATCTCCACCATCCTTAACTTCGATAATCAAGTTATAAGGAACGTAGTAAATATCCGTAATCCATTGTCTAGAATTACCATATTGGTCAGTATAATCAATAACTGGTCCAGGCATAATAATATCTTTAGAGCTACAGTGTAAAACTTTATCCATAAACTCTATAGCTTTATGCTCATAAGATCCAGTATAAGTAAACTTAGTACCATCACTATATACATAGGTACCACTAATACTACGATTAGCTAACATCTTAGCTTGGTGTGCAGCATCATCTAATAGAGATACTTTGCCATGTACTCTAATCATATTCTTTTTAAACTTAGCTCTCATTTCCTCTTTACATCTAGGATTAGAGCAAAGTCTATGGTATTTACCAGTCTTTTCATTCCAGTCTGTCTTATTACCGCATACGATACATTTACCAGAACCTGGGTGAGTTTTATCATATAAGAATTGCTCGGCAGAAATATCACCGATGATATCTTCATGATCTTTTTCTATGTGTCTGATTAACTTGTCTTTGAAGTCTTTACGTCGACATAATGGACAAGCTATTCTTCGTTCAGTTGCCATTGTATCCTCCTTAATGAGTGTATATCAATTTAATGCTATGTTAAAAATAGCTATTTGTGTATATTTTAAACCCTAGAACTAAGTAGTAATATATTAATATGAAAGGAGAATTTATCGTGGCTGATGATATTACTTTCATAACTGCCAAGACTAAGGAACTTCCAACCCTTTTAAAGGAATATTCTTTATCTACTGACAGTTACAAAACTCCACTTACATATAAGAACTTTAATGCTGTTGGTACTCTAATTATGCGATTAATGCTATTAGAGCCAGGTACAATAACTCATAGTCCAGAAATGGGTCTAGGGTTAATTAGTAAATATAGGTATATGCAGTCTGATAGAGCTATTGAGCTAAGTCAGGCTATTAAAGATCAAATAAAAGACTATCTTGATAATACTATAGCAGTTGAAGTTAATATAGGCTTCTCTAACAATGGGGAGAATATAATGATTATCGATATGACTGTAGATCAATTCCAATTTAGATACTTCTATGATCGAGATAAATTAACTTTAAAGATGTTGATGAATGATGAAATTGTTTAGGAGGAACCATGTCTGAAAACGTAAAATTAGCAGACCTCATGAAAGAGAAGTTGGAAGAAGAAAAAGCTTCCAAAGAAGTTACACCAGTAGAAGAAGAAAAAACTGAACCTGCTGTTGTAGAAGAACAACCTAAAGTGGAAGCTGAACCTCAACCTACAGCTCCTGTTGCACCTACATTTGATGCGGATTCTTTACAATCTGCAGATCTTAGTGCAATTATTCCTTCTGGCAAAGAAGATAAAACACAAGAAGCTCGTGATGGCTTAATGGAAGAATTAGACAATGGTATCTCTGATGCTATTGAACGTCGTTTCCGTCCAGCTTTAAAAGAAATTCATGAAATGCGTCGTGAATATGAAGATCTTAAAGCTATGGGTGAAGAAAATCCACAAGTTGCATCTAAATACAATCCAGCTTTAGATTTAGATCCTGAGCTATCTGATGAAGATCGTGAAGCCATTCGTCGTGATGAAGCTGAACACGTTATGTCTGATGAAGAAATCAAAGCTTCTACTAGCATCAATACTATTCTTCCTGAAGATGATATTGAAGCTGAATTCGAAGCTTATGAAGCTGCAGCTGAAAATGCTGTATCTAATGTAACTACCGCTGCTACTACAACACCTTCTGTAAGTGTAGAAACTATTGATGTATCTGATGCTGCAGTACCATCTGTAGAAGTAGTAGAGGCTACTGATGATGAAGATGAATTACTTTATGATGATGAACTCTTAGAAGATCTTGGTCTTGATGAAGATAAAGAAGAAGCTGAACGTGCTAAGTTAGAAAAACAACAGCAACGTAATATGGAAGAATTCGCTCGTGTACTTCGTCAGCAATTAGATGAAGTAGGTGAACGTAAACCTGATATTAGTAAATTCCGTGTACGTAAACGTCCTGTTGCATTTACTAAAGTGCTTTCCAAACCAGTTGAAAAGAAATACTTTGAATGGGGTTTATTTGCTACTGGTGTATCCATCTCTATGACTCCACTATCTGCAATCGAAATGGATGAAATCAATCCATATGCTGATTCTGCAAATGATATTGGTAAAGCTCGTACAGTATTCAGTACTTTATATAAACATTTAGCTCCTGAATGTCGTAATATGGATATGGAAGCATGGTTGAAGTTATTGAACTACCAAGACTTGAATCATTTATTCTTTGCATTATATAATGCTAACTTCAGCACTTCTAATATCATTCCATTTAGCTGTCCTAAATGTAAACACTTCTATACTGAAAAACGCCCTATCATTGATATGGTTAAATTCGAAACAGAAGCTGATAAAGAAACCTTTAACAAGATCATTGCTAAAGATCCTTCTATGCCTCCAACATTTGAAGAAGAAATCTATGTTGCCAATGGCGATTATGCTTTCGGTGTAGTAATTCCTAAAATTTACAACTCCATGTTTGAGGAACGTCTTTTGAATGAAAGCTTCCGTGAAAAATATGCAGGCATCATCAATATCTCCCATTGTATCTCTACTGTATATGAGATTGATGAAGATAATGAAGAATTGATTCCTATTCAATTCAACACAGCTCCAAATGATATTGTTAAGACTTATAAATATCGTATCCAAGGTATCTATAAAATCTTGTCTAAACTATCTGCTTATGAATTTAAAGAACTTCAATCTTTCATCGGCAAATACTTAGAAGACAATAATAAAAATATCAATATTTCTTACCAAGTACCTGCAGCTACTTGTCCTAAATGTGGTGCAGAAATTGAAGCTATTCCTATGAATGCTCAAGAACTTGTTTTTACACGGCATCGGTTGATTCACATGCTCGACTAATGCAATTAGTTGATAATGTTTGTTACGAATATCGAGGTAGATTAAGTATAATAGAAGCATTGAATATGCCTATAGGTGATTTGATGCTTCTATATAAATTTATTAGAGATCGTAGAGAAGCTGCCGATGCAGCTGCTGAAAAAGAAAAACACAAAAAAGATGAAGAGCAAAAATATAAGTATATGCAAGCCGCATATAGAGGTCATCCACAAGCTGGTTTAGTTCAACCTTCAGTAGATCAAGGTACTAAGACTGAGACTCCAGCTATGACTAGGGAAGATATGGCACGGTTTGAAGATGCTCTTGAAGGAATGCTTTAATTAAAAGGGGATTTATATAAATGGATATCGTCGAATTTTTCTGCAAATTCGGCAATGGAGACTGCGAACAAACGAGAAAATATATAGTAGACTACTTTGGCGAATCTAGTCTACTATACAGTATTTTGAAAGGTCATGACTTGTTGCAATCTAAGATTGATCATATCATCTATGAGAACTATATTGACTTTATCATATATACTACAGATGCTAAACTATTCGATTCCTTAGTTGATGAATATAAGAATACCATCACAGTTAATAGTGCTAATGGTATGCATCTGCCTATAGTTGTAGATATCAATAGGGATTTTAATGATCCATGTAAAATTATTGTAACTATGCGATAAAAGAATACTAATCGAGTTAGTGCAATAAATGCACTAACTCGGTTTTTGTTCCACATATAAGTAATTTATAAGGAGGTATATATGGCAATATTAAAAGACCAAATCAGACAAGATAATCTCCAAGTATCTCTTCTTGATGTGGATGATTTTGTCAAGAAGAATAACTTAGTTGAAATAACTAACCCAGTTATCTTTGATACATCTAGTAATCCTACAAATGATGGATTATTATCAAATACAATCTTTGGTATTACCAAAGAATCTAGAGCTAGTACTTTTGCATATATTAGCTTAAAGAAGAAATTCTTACAGCCTTTAGTATATAGAATCTGGAGTAAAGTAGACTCTAAGATTAAATCTGTTATTCACGGTATCGGAACTTACTCTATAGATAAATCTGGTAATATCGTAGAAGATCCTAAAGGGGATAATGGTATTGATTTCTTAAGAAAGAATCTAGATAAGATTAAATTTAGAGAAACTGATTCCATTAAACGTGAACGTTATATCAAGTTCTTGAATGATAATAGAAAGAACTTCTTTACAGATAAGCTTATTGTAATTCCACCATTCTTTAGAGATATTAAAGTAGATGGTGGTAAGATCTCCGTAGGCGATATCAATAAACTCTATATAAATATAATGGTATCCGCATCAGCTATTGGTGATTCTACCGAATATGGTTTCAGTATTGGTAAATCCGTTGAAGGTAGACTCCAAGAAGGATTAATTGAAGTCTATAAATGGTTCGGTACTGGTACAGATAGCAATCCTAATGGTGGATTGCCTGGTAAGTTTGGTGTAATTAGACGTGCTAACTTATCTAAGACTACAGACTATGCTACTCGTTTAGTATTATCTGCACCTAAATTGGATGTAGAGAATATGGAAGATCTTAGAGCTGACTTTGATTACTCTGTATTACCTATGACATCAGCTGCTGCTAACTTCTTTCCATTTGTTATCTTCCATATGAGACGATTCTTTGAGAATGAATTCATTGGTGATACTAAATATCCTATCATAGATAAAGACGGTTCTATTATCTATGGTGAAATTGAAGACTATCAAATTCAATTCTCTGATGAAATGCTAAAGAAAGAGTTAGATAGATTCATTCATGGTTACTCTGATAGATTTAGACCAGTTAAAGTCCTATGTCGAGTTAAAGGTAAACAAGAATACCTTGATTTGAAATGGAAAGGCTTCTATAAAGAGCCTGATGGTAAAGCATTACAAAAAGAAAGACCTTTGACTTGGTGTGATGTAATCTATATGGCATGTGAAGAATCTGTTAAAGATAGAATGATTCTTATCACTCGTTACCCTATTGATACTTTCTATAATGAGTTTGCCACTAAGATTAGATTGGCATCTACTATAGAAACAGAAGAAGCTGTATTTGATGATGTAGTGTATACACATTATCCAAAAATCAGAAAAGAAGATATTGGTAAAGATACATCTAGTTCATTTATCGATACTATGAATATCTGTAATGGGTATCTGGATAGTATCGGTGGTGACTATGATGGTGATATGGTAACCATCAAGGGGGTATATACTGATGAGGCTAATGCAGAGCTTAAAAAGCAATTAGCCAGTAATATCCACTTTATCAACTTAGGTGGCAACCCAGTTATCTCTACATCTAAAGAATCTATCCAAGCAATCTATGCTATGACATTAACATTACCAGAAACTAAACTTAGTCCAGTGAAATTTTAACAAAAGAATTCCCCCCCTACGTTGAACTCCTCTAGGGGTGTGACTTTGTAT